TGGTGTTGGAGGTTGCCCCGTCTGCTACGTTTAAGATTGTCCTAACTTCTGAAGCTGAAAGAGCCGTTATCGCCCCGCCTGTTTTTCTTCCTACGATAGTTTGTTCTCCGACTGTCAGAGCTGCGGGGGTGTTGTCGGTGGTAGCGTAGAGGATCGTGTTAGCGTTGTAATCGGATTCCATAACCGCCCCTGCTGCTGCCACGTTGGTTGCGTCTGTGACATCGGCGGAAGCCTCGATTGCTGCGAGCTTACTTTCGGCTGCGTCATCGTAGTCGTTGGTTGAAAGTCCTTTGCCTGCTACCACGTCTACCTTTCCGTCGACTGCCGTCTTGACCGCTTTTTGGGTAGGGTAATAGGTGTCGGAATTGTCAGCGAGAGAAGTTTTTTTGTTAGCTGCATCTTCGGGAATATAGGAGATGTTGGAGTTCAATACATTCCAATTTCCAGCCGTTTGAGCAGGGGTATCCACGTTGGCGATAAGGGAATCCCCCACCTGGACTGCTACGCTTCCGAGAGTTCCTGCTACTGAGATAATCCACATATCGCCCTTGAGGACAGCCCCAGCCGAGCCAGAGCCTCCTGTCGTTGGAAAAGCGTTTCCTGAAGCGTCATAGCCTCCACGATAATCGAGAAGTCCGGCAACAAGTCCGTCGGCGTAATCTTTTACCGCCTTTACAGAGGGATATTTAGTGTCACTTGCTCCATCAGTAGATACTGAGGTTGATTTGTTAGATGCTACCTCTTTTCCGCTTATAGTTCCGATAGCGGTCTTTTCTGCGTCTGTGACGTAGTTGTCGTTTTCGCCAAGAGCGGCAGCGTAAGCGGTTGAGGCGGTATAAGCGGCCGATCCGAGTGTCCCCCCTGTTCCGATTGCAAGGGTTGAGCCGTCAGTTGCGGTTATGGTAAGCGAGTTGGAAACACTTAAAGTCTTTCCCGAAGTGACTGATAGTCCCGTGACAGTTGCGGAGTTGCCCGTGCAAGACCCTGATGAGCCAGAGCAGTTGCCAGTCACATCCCCTGTAAGCGGTCCGGAAAATCCGGTAGCGGACAAAACCCCGGTCGAAGCGTTATAAGTCAGCCCTCCGTCTGTCTTAGCGGCCAAAGACCCGGTAGCGTCCTCGAATAGTGCGACATGGCAAGTAGTATCAGTAGAGTCTGCGACAGTAATGGTTGCGGCGTTCCCGGTAATGCTTGCAGCGATAGCGTTGGTACAGGTAATATCCGTAGCCCATAATTTAGCTAGTCTGGCCCCAGTAAGCCCGATGGTCTGCGGAGTGGATTGGTCGGTCAGGACTGCTCCCGATAAGGAAGTGAGATAGCCCATAGCGGTCCAAGGCGTTCCGGTTACATATCCGGCCGAAGCGTGATTGCCCCAACCATAAGCGGTGTCCCAGTTCGCGGAGTTATTGGTAATGGAAGTTCCCCATGCTGATCCGGTTGAAAGCGGGATTCCGGCTCCGGGATAAGTCATAGACCATCCGGCGGTGACAACTCCGTTTCCGTCTATGGATAATCCGGTCCCGATTTTTATTCCTCCTAAAGTAGTGGCAGAGGCGATAGGTAAAGTATAAGAGCCTCCGACTTCTTTCTTTATTACAGAGCCGGACTCTTTCCCCAAAGCCTCGGCTTCCCCCGTATCTGCAAGCGCCTGGATTTCCTGCACGCGAAGTTCCTCGGCGGCCGTGAGTTCTCCACCTAAACCTATATGCTGATTGTCTTGGTTTGCTCTATAAGGCATCGCTATAACTTAATTTTTATACCTGCTTCGTCGTAGTACCTTTGGATTCTCTTTTCATATATTTTCAAATCTTCCTGCCGTTTTCCGATGTCCTTGATTTCTTCCTGCTTTTTCCTAAGATTTTCCGATACTTTATCAAATTCCTTTTCCAAGTTCCTGCTTTCGTCTGCCTGCAATCTCTCTTTCAATTTAAGGGAAGCTATCTTGTCTTTTATTCCCTCCAGATCGCGCAAGGCTTTTTCCTTTTCGTTCCTGAATAAGTCCGTATTCTTCTTCAAACCCTCGATTTCTTTCTGTTTTTCCTCGATACTTTTAGACAAATTCGAGTCCTCTATCTGCCCCAGTCTTATCTGCTCGTTGATTTCCTCGATGGAAGTTTCGAGTTTTAATCTGGTGCGATCGATAGAGGCCTCTAGTTGCCTCTCACGCTCATTGATGGATTTTTCCCTTTCGACAAGATCGTTCTCGCGTTCGGCAAAACCGGCCTCGATAGAGTCATTTTTCTTTTTTAATTCCTCATATTTGACACGTTCCGCTTCACTAAGAGCGTTCCATTTCTTGTATTCGTCAATCTTTTCAAAGGTTTTTTTGACAAAATCCATCATATGTTTGTGAGTTAATTTACGGCAAGCACAGCTCCGATAGACATCGACGAGCCATCAACTGTTCCGGTTCCCTTGGCCGATACTTTGATGTATCTGGCAGAGATAGGGATAGGAATCTCGAAGTTTCCCGTTGCGGCAAAGCTCCTTTCTGCGGCAGCGCAAGTGATAGTCCCACCGCTTACCGTCTCGGTGCTTTCCTGGTCGTAGGTGGCGTTATCGGCGGAGAACTCTACTTTTACCTGCGCGGTAGTAAGGCTCCCGATAGTAAAGCGCACCTTTAAGATCAGCTGGTTATACTGCGATACGTCCGTCGGGTCGGAAGTTTCTGCTCCCAGGATCGTACCGGCAACATAACTGTCAGTTAAGATGGCCGCCTCTCGGATTGTCTTTTCGGTTGATAAGTCAATCATGTTTTTAAATTAAGGGGGAAAGGGGTCGACTCCTCTCCCCCGTTTTAGATTAGACAAGTGCGGTCCAGCTAGTAGTGCCGGTACAGTATTCCGGTTTGTTTGACCCTGCGTTAAAGCAGATGTCTCCAGCTGTTCCGGAAAGTGCTGAGTTAGCAGTTGTACCGTCTGAGATCCAGATAGTGACTCCTGCAAGCTTCATAGCAATCTTGAAGTGCGTAGTCGGCACAGCGTCCTGCACGATCTCCAAAGGAACAGTCCCGACAGCGGCAGTATTGTCGTTGTGGATGTGTACCAGGCTTCTCGCTGTGGTATCGGCAGAATCAGAGTGCAGATTGACCATAACTCCCGTAGTGAGAGCGTCCATCGACATATTGATACCGAATCCGGTAGTGCAAGCGTCAGCGGTAATGCCAAGAGAAGTACCAAGCGCCAAAGCTCCGGTAGAGGTGATCTGAGCGATGATAGTCTCATCAGTTGCCGCAGAAGCAAACTCATTAAGCGTTGCGGAAGTGCCGGTCGCTCCGGTGTGGTTGGAGTAGAACATTCTACCTGCTCCGGTGATAGCCGTTGCGCTTGAAGCGATGTGGACTCCGATACCGGTCGTAAGAGCGTTAAGGTCGGCAATAGATACAGCTGATCCGGTAGTCATTGAAGCTCCCGAAACATTGACAATCTTTCCAGCAGCCAAGGCAGCAGAAGCCTTGAATTGAGCAATTACCGTTTCGTCAGTAGCAGCCGAGATAAACTCATTGAGAACCGCAGATGTTCCGGTAGTGCCTGAGTGAGTAGAGAGGAATAAACGTCCCGTAGTAGCAATCGCGGTAGCGCTGGAAGAGATGTTGATAACCTGTCCCGTAGTGAGCGCGTTGGCGGGGATGTCGATCCCCTTTCCCTGAGTAAGTCCTGCAAGCGGGATATACACAGCCGTTCCGGTGGTAAGTCCTGACGGGGTGATTGTCATGAATGAACCGGTAGTGGAACCTGTAAACACTCCAGAGCCAGCCAGAACGAATACCGAAGCAGTCGTTGCGGTGTTGTTGGTAATTGAGAGAGAAGCCGCATTATCCGCGTCGGCAATGGTAAGCGAACCGTCGGACATTACAGCGTCTCCGGCAGTAAGCGTAAGGACGTTAACTGCCCCTGCTCCGGTAATAGTGGTGGCTCCGTCTTCTGCGACTTTGAATACGATGGCCGATCCGGTTACGTCGTAACAATCAAGATAGTTACCTCCGTTAAGAGTTCCTTCGGTAAGCTGCAATTTCAAGAGCGAACCGGTAGTGAGGGAAGTAGAGCGAAGGACTACCATGCCAGCGGAAGCTGCAGGACCTGCTCCGTAAGTCGAGATAGTGTTGTTGGTGATAAGAAGGGTCTGCGCGTCGTTAGCGTTATCAATCAAGGTATTGAGTCCGTCTGAGTGAGTAAACGTGCCAGCGGTGAGCGTCATACCTTCGGCAATGGTAGCGGTTCCAGCCATCGTAGTAGCGGTTCCGGTCTTTCCAATTGTCAAAGCTCCGTCCGTAGCGTTGATAGTACCGCCTGAGGCGAGTTCTAAGATACCTACTGAACCAGTAGAGATAAAAGACCAAGCCGGACCGGTAATATCCTTGCCAGTTCCGGAGTTGGCGATAACCAATACGTCGCCGGAAGCCACATTGGACTTGTTGAGATAAAGCCCATTGCTTTCTGCCGTAACCCTGAATTCCAAGACACCTGCATCGATGAGCAATACCTTGTCATCGTCATACACGGCGTCAAGCGTTGGAGTAGCCGCTCCGCTTCCGGAGAAAGCCGTCCATGCGCTGCCGTTCCAGTAATAAGGAGATCCGTTGATGATGGCAAAACCATAACGGTCTGCCCTCATATCGGTCGGGTTGGATGTAAGAGCGTCAAGCTCCAAATATCCGATTGCTGTTTTCATTAACTTATAATTAGTTTTTTAAGCCATTCGCGGGCGTTTCGGACTTCATCGTTCCGGAAGTGATATACGTTGTAGCCGTTTTCCATTAAGACCTTATTTTTCTTGGTACTTTGGATATGTCCGTCAATTTCTATCACGTTCCGTCCGATAAGAAAGTCCACCTCGTGTCCGCAAATGATCTGTTTTGCTTTGAATTTGATGTGTAACTCTTGAAGTTGGCGAGCAAAGCGTCTCTCATACTTCGTAAAATGCTTTTTGTCTATCATCCTCTTGTTTTATTCGCTGATAGAAAGGGAATAAACATTGCGGGGCCAGTTTTTAAAGAACTGGCAAACTTCGTCCGGCCGGACTAGATGATTACAGACCCGTTGATCCAACTATTCCTGCATAGTCGTATGCACCCACAACTTCTCTAAAAGAACCCTTGTAGATGTAGTTGTTATTGCGCTGATATTTCCAATCGACCAAAGTAGTCTCGATACCCTGGCGTACCCAACGGGTAACGGAGTGGTTTCGGCCCAAGAGGAACCAAGCGGTGTCGGAACCTCCGGCAGCAGCACCCAGGTAGGGAGAAGTGTAAACCTTGATGTCGTAAGCGCTGGAATAAACGTTGGTGTCGTTGTTCGCCGTGTCGCTCCGTCTTTCGGACTTGACGATTTCACAAGCCTTCTTGTAGAGCTTCTGCGGAACCAGAAGAGCGTTAGCGCCACTTCCTACAACCACAGCGTCCTGCGATTTCATTTCCGAAAGGGCAACGATACCGTCATTCAAGGTCGATTCGGTCAAAGCCCCGGTAACGAGGTTGGAAACCGTCTCGCCTGAGATGGTAACGTGCGAAGCGGAGATGAGAGCCACGCCGTCAGCAGTCAAAGTGGTCGTGAAAGCGTTGCGATATACCGCGAAAGCGTTGGTGTTCTTAGTAATGCGCCCCTTCTCGGCAAAATCCTTGACCATCTTCTCGTAGGAGCCATGCTTCTGGTCGTCGAAGAAAGTCTTAGGAATGTCGATTGACTTGGAATACTCGGTAACGTAGAACGTAACCTTGTTGGTAATGCGGGGAGTTCCCTGCGGCACTTCCTGCTCTTCTTCCTTCTCTTCCCAAAGACCCGAACCCTTGAACACTTCGGCGATGACCGCTGAACTGTCGGCTGTGTCTTGGATGAAAATGTCGGAAGTTTCTACCGTTGCCTGGCCGGGACCGGAAAGCACGTCAAATTCCTGCATGAAAACCTTATCAAGATCGGTTTTGACGACATCCGGATTAAGGCCTGAACTATAACTAGCCATAATGTTTTGTTAGATTGATTAAACTTGCGCTCTTCCGAGGAACGTAGCGTCCGTCCGGCAGATAAAGTCGATTGAACTGGTATTCGGATCACCACCCACCACCATAAAGGCGTTAGCTGCGGCGTCTGCGGCGGCTGTGTCGACGGTCCAGTCTCCGGTAGTAAGGTCAAGGCAATAATAGTCCCCTACCATTGCGTCGATTTCCGTCTTAGTGTTGGCAAGCGAAGCGGTCTTAGCCTTAGCGCGATAGATGATACCCGGCAGCGGCATATAAACTTCCACCACGCCGTCAGCGGTAGCGGTGTCAGTTGAGTCGCAAGCGGCAATACCCATAAACGGCTGGTCTGTAGCGACAGTAAGGTCGCCGTCCACGCAAGGAACGACATACTGTCCGGAAGTAGCTCCTTTCTTGACCGGAGTTCCAGCCTTGATTGAAGCAGCGGCACCGGCCTGTACCTGCCATTTGATGGTAGGGATTACGGCATAGCCCCCGTTGCTCACAATTTCGATGATTTTACTCATTGTTTCTTATTTAGTGATTTAATGACTTCTTCCTTGGTCAGTCCCCTTTTCTTCATGAATTCGAGGTCTGCCTTGGAAAACTTATGATCTTCCTCGACTTCCGGCTTTATCTGATTATTTCCTGATGAGCCTTTGCCTACGGCGGCTTTGGCTTTAAGCGCTTCTTTCAGCTCCGAGTTCTCCTTGCGGAGCTTAGACTCGTTTGCCAGAAGTTTTGCCCTTTCCAAGTCCTGCCGGATAGCGGCTTTGGTATAACCGGATTGCCTGATGCTGTTCTCGTAGTGGAACTTAATGAGTTCGCGTTCCTTGTCGTTGTCGGTGATGTCCTGAAGTTCCCCCTCCACCGCGTCGGTAGAGTTTTCCTTGAGGGCTAGATTTACCCGTTCGTCAATCTTGCGATTGATGAGGTCGTCTTCATCTTCGTCATCTTCCTGCGGTTTTTTAGAGCCGCGCTTCATTTCAACGATCTTCTCTTCCGCTTTAACTCTTCGTTCTCTCTCCTTAACAAGTTCAGCTTCGTAGTCGATTTCGTTTGTTTCAACCTCGGAGCCAGGTTCAGCAGTTTCGTCTGCTTTTGTTTCTAACTCCTTGTTTGTTTCATCCTCTGAACCAGTGAGGTCGGCAGTCTCTTCTGCCCCGTTTTTAAGTTCGTCTTCCATAGTTTTATAAGCGTTAGGCACGCTCAGCCTTTTAGAATTAACACAGCCTTTTCGGTCTGCCTCTCGCATCTGGCAAACAAAAAAGGACGCAAAAAGCCTTTCAGCTTCTCACGTCCCTTCGTTGGGATGGTGATTAGTGGCGGTTTACTTTCGTCACTTCGGTAAGTCTTATCTTTCCATCGTCATTTTTGTGGATTACTCCCCTGCCTTGCTTGAAGTCCAGGAGTCCGTCTTTGAGCAAAATCTTGAATTGGTCCTGATACTTCCGAAATAGCTTGAACAGGTCAGCATCCTCGTCCGTAAGCTCTATCGTGATCATAATTGGGATAATTTATCCAGTTTCTTCTCCATTACATCGAGTGTATAAAGCACCGCCTTGCCGAACAATACATCGTCTATAGTCTGGGATTTCTGATAAATGTCCTTGTTGGCGTTCCATTTCATCTCTTTGCTTAACATCTTCCAGACATACATCTCTTTCATGGCTCTGGCTCCGCTGGTAATGTCCCGATAATCCGCCTCTGGAAGTTCCTTGCCCCCTACGATAAATTTCTTGCCGTTATGCTTCAATATCTCTTCCTCGGTGATGGCGTTAAACAGGTGTTTCAGGAGATAGTTGGCGATAATTACTTTATACCTTCTCATAACAGTTCGACGTTTAATTCCTCAATGGTCTTCTTGGCAACGTCCTTCTTGATTTTGGCCTTTATCTCGTTATCGAATCCGTTGAGCATTCCCACCGCTTCCGTGACACATAGGTCGCCTGTAATCTTCAATAATTCCTTCCCGGCAACGTCATTGCTCTTAATCTTGAGATCCTTTACTTTGGTCGTCAGCCTTCTCTGGTTGAACTGTCCGTCTATTTCGAGAGCCAATAGCGATATTTTGTCCTGAGCTTCTTCCACGCTTTCCTTGAGGAGCGCTTGGTTTATCTTCTTGGCCAGTTCCCGCAGCTTCTTCACTTTGGCCTGCTTCTTTTTCAGTTCCAATAGCTCCTTCGGGGTCAGCTTCTTTTGTTTCTCCATTTATTTTGTTTAATACTCTGTTAAATAAGTCGTCATACAGCCTTTCGTTTTCGACCTTTTCCCAATCGTTTCCGAGAAAGTCAATCATCTTGTCGATCGTGAGGCCCATCAAGTCCTTTTGCGAGCAGCCGTCCGAGACGATTTTGTTCTGCACCACCACCATCCCTTCGCTTTTTCTAAGTGCAAACTGATAGACTAGCTTCTGTCTTAGGTCGGTAGGAAGAGCAAGCCATTCTCTTTGTGCGATAAATGTCTTCATTATTCTTCGATTAGTTCGTCAATTGCCTGCATTTCCTCGGCTGAGATGTCCTCCGGTACGTCCTTGAGCTTGATTTTGTAAAATTCCACCTTGCTTTCCTCTTTCTGGAATGCTTCAAAGTCTTCGTTCTGCTTTTCACGTCCTTCGATAGCTTCTTTGTGCTGTTCTCGGAGCGCTTTCAATCTGATTTCAAATTCTTCTTTCTTGTCTTCCGGTAAAACATACTCGTTGTTCTCTACTTTGAATTCCCCTTTTTCGTCCTTTTCAGCGTATTCTTTACATAGCTCGACACGCGCTTTTTCAAACTCTGCAAACTCCGGCGAGGGAGTGATACTTTCTTTAATGTCTTCAATCTCTCGATCAATAATCTTCTTGTTCTTAGTGATTCCATAAGCGAATTTGATACCTTTTAAGTGGCCTACTTTTGCGATTCCATTAGCCAGTCTGAAGATTTGTCCGTTTTTCATCTATTTTGTAGTTATTTTTAATGATATATAAACTCCTAAGTCGACCTTTAGGAAGTTTAAGCTTTGAGTGCCATTTCCGGCTGCGTTCCTATGTTTGCCCCAAGCAACTTGCCTAGAGGACTTTCTGTAGCTTCTTGTGCTGCCCCAGGAGCCATTGGCTGGGGTTTAGTGATATATTTATCAACATCGTTCTTTGTAGCGTCGTAGGAGCCGAGTAAGAGGTCCCTAAATATCTCTTCCTGATTAGCAAGCGGATTCTGCACAGCGCGGTCGTATTCTTCAAGGTTTAATGCCTTCTTTACCGCTTCGCTAGGCTGTATAATGCTTTCAGGGTTTATACGGATCAGGAACTTCCTGCGTCTGAATATCTCCGGATTAACCCTGTAAATCTCTCTTTCTCCGTCTTTGCCTCCTTCTTCTTCCAAAATATTGTAGCTTTCGATGAGGTCGTTTTCTTCGGTACTCATATCAGGCAGTTCCCCGTCCAGGATAACCTTCTTGGTTTTTTGCATACCGGTCTTAGAAGGCAAAAGGAATGACTTATATTTCAGTCCGGCTATCTCTCCAACCTCCGCGACGGTCATAAATTGCAGTATGCTGTCCACCAACAGCCGGCCATAGTCTCTCACTCCAAATGAAATCATCTTTCCGGTAAGCCCTAGACTGATACGCGCGTTTTCTTCCAATCTTGATACTTCAAAGGCGGTCTGGCTTCCTTTCGTAGATTGTCCGGCCTGTCTGGGGTCTTGAGAGCTTTCAGAGAGGCTGTCCTCTACCATCTGTAAGGTATTGTGTCCGGCGGCAAGGTTGCCACCCACGTCCAACTTATTTATCTTCGATTCCGGCTTGAGAACGGTTATCGTTCCCGGAGTTACTACCGAACTTGTAATAGTCTCATCGCCATAAATGGCCGTAGGCGGCATGAGCTGTAAGAATGTGCCGTCAATAATCATCTGGTAAAGCACATCTATCAAATCGCTGTCCGGCAAAGTCTTATCAACTAACGACTTGTAGTAGAAGAACTTACCCTCGTCTATCGGCTCGAAACCAAACTTGATGAATGGATATAACTTATCTTTTCTTGGATTCGGTCTTTCAGGATCTCCAATGGGGATGTTGTTGAGGAAGGGAATCTCCAAGTCCTCGTCACGGTTGTAGTAGATAGCTTCATAAACCAGTCTGTCCCGCAAATTCTCGTCGTATTGCTCGTAGAACGTGTCAGTAGTCTCATCAAACATCACATTAAGGCCGGGTTCCACATAGTTTATGTTCTTCTGTCCGGCGTATTTCTTCTTGGCTTGGTCGAAAGGAATAGCTTTTATGCGGAATAACCAGCCCTGCTTTTGAATGTTATGCTCGTAAATGTCCGCGATATAAAGTTCGTCTAGTGGCACAATAGAAGTTACAAAGCCGCTCATAAGTTCGTCAATCACTTCTTTTCGCTCCCAGCCGCCTTTTTCGTTGATTTCCTTGATGGTCCGCATGACCTCGCAATATTCCAAGTGTAGAATTGAAGCCGGATTTACCAATGCGGCGATGACTGAATATACGAAGGTCTGTGCGTAATCGTAGTTATCATTAACCCATTCCACCAACATCTTCATCACCTTTGCGGCGTCTTTATCCTCTTCTTGGTCGTCGTTCTGAGCGGCGATAAGGGGATAGAGAATAGAACCGGTAAGGTGCGCGGCTATGGAAATGACCTTATTTCTCGATACAGGACGGATAGCGTTCGATTTCCAGGCAAGATCAGGATCATCAGATTGCGCTTCCTGCCAGTTGTTAAACTTCTTCTGGCACAGTGTCTGCCGCTCGATCAGGGTCATGTTATTGAACTCCTTGTGAGGCGTGGTCATTATCTGCGAAGAAATGGCAAAGTCGGACTGCATAATAGCCATGAGGTCCTTCGTGAGCTTGTCAGCCCTAAAGTCGCTTATCGGGCTTAGTATCTTGCCGCTTTTGTCGCGCGTAAGTTGTAGGTCTTTTATCATCGTTTTTTAAAGTTAGGTTTCCATTGTTTCGCCGGTTCGCTTGATACCTTTTTAAGCTCGAATATCATCCTCATCATCAGCGTATCGGAGTAGTCCGGGCTTCTGCCTATGATTTCCTTCACCTCATCTTTCGGGACTATCTGCATCTTGGTATCTTTGTCCGGGTCCTTGCTTTTTACCTGCTCTAATTCTTCCGTCAAAAGGTCTTTTATCACGATATCTTGGCAATCGACCGCTATCTTGTGATCGTTTATGCAGTCAGATAGAAGGTAATAGCATTGGGTCTTCAGATTGCGGTAATTCTGCTCTATGAGCGAACTGGGAGGGTCTATCGGGGAAGAATTGGCTATAAAGCCTTTTACACCTCTCATTCCGTCCACCACGCCTCCGCCTATTCCGTCCTCATCTACTACTATATGGCTGTAGGGAACTTGCTCATCGGCTGCCAGTTTCTTCAGTTTCTCGATGGTCTGGTCAACTCCTTGCTTGGTCCAGACTGATATCTTTATCACTTTAAGCCCCTTCCAGAGATAAACTACCGTGCTGTCCTGCCCGTATCGGGCGATGTCCGCAGAGATGTATTTATCTCCGTCATCTACCGTATTCGTGAATAAGTCTATAATCGCGTCGTATTCTATGAGGGTATTAGGATCGTCTTCGTATTCCCAGTTGCCCAACATCAGCCTTTGTTTCAGTTTTTTGTCGGTAAGCTGCGCTAATTGCTCTCCATATATCTTGGCCGTATGCTCGTTGTCGTTGTATAAGGCTTGGACGAATACTTTGTTTTCAGGCAATGTCTTATTCTTCCAGGGCTTATAGAACTCTGAGTAGGTCCAGTTTTTCTTCGGGTTTCCGGTTATCAGCGTAGAGGGATGTAGATTAAATTCGTCATTCTTGTGCCTCCCGATCCTAGATTTCATCACGTCCCGGAATAGTGGATGTATCTCTCCTGCTTCTTCTATCGCTCCGTCGGTGTATTCCAATGATCCAAATCTTTCATACAATGGGTCGCGCGGCTCGAATTTAGCGTCTAAAAGGTCTATCCTGCTTCCGTTCTCAAATTCTATGTAGTTATATTGCCCATTAAGCTTCCATGTTCCCTCTGGTATGCGGTGATGAGCGCAAACCTTGTTCCAGGTGATATATGTCGATTGCATCAGCCTTTTAAGCTCTTCCCGGGCGATATATGAGCGATAACCGGGGAATCTTAAGGCATTTATAAGTCTCGATTCGCATATCAGCCAAGTCTTACCTCCCCCGGCGCCTCCTCCGAAGAAGACATCTGTAACACTCGGATCATTAAGAGCTTGATATACCTGATGTTGCTTGATTGTTGGCCTTAGATTCAGCTCCATTTGGTATGATATAGTTTATATTCGTGATCTTTTCGCCTTTTGAGGTATGGTCGATCTCTTTCTTTTCGATCATCAAACCCTTCATTTTTGCTCCTAATTCAAGTTCAGGTTTTCTATTTTGAGGTTTGGCTTTAATGTCTTCTACTAAAGAAGTAATTATCAATTCATCAGTCAATCCATATTCTTCGCAAATCTCCTTATACCCCTTGCTCTCAGTAAGATTTTTAGGATTTTTAGCTGTCGTGTCGTCATATCCAGCTTCTCTCATGGATTTACTTATGTTTCCACGATTTTCCACTATTTTTTCCACCGCCTTTTTTTGTTTCTCTGTTGCCATATTGTTTTAATTCAAATACTCCACCTTGATTATCTATAACTATAAATTTTATCGGAAAGTTATATTTTTCTATAATCTTGCCAACTATCCCATCAAAACAATCAGATATTAAAACTAACTCTACATTTTCCTTGTACATAAATTCAAAACTTTCCTTATAATATAAAAGCTGTACTAATCCATGTAGCATATCCGCATAATTTTTAGTGCATTTTAGCTCTAAAAAGTATTTATTCCCTTGTTTGCTGTCTACCATAATATCTATCTTCATCCCCGATCCTCTCCCGTATAAAGTTTGGCTTATTCTGCATTGTCTTTTATGTGATAGATAATCTTCATCTGTAATTAAGTTGAAAATGCTTTCTATATTTTCTTCCAAATAATCCTCCATTTTCTTCTCGCTGCTAAAACTACCGTTTATTAACTTATCTCCGGTAATGTTTCCTTTTGGCGCTCCCATACTCCCTTATTAAAAAATCCCCCTACCGCTAGATAGAAGGTTAAATCTCAAACACCTCTACCGATATTATCGGCGTATAGTGTAGAGATAATTGTATATTATAACTATAAAGTCCCTGTAAAAATCGTGCAACTATTTACTTCAAAAGTGGATAACTATCCCATCAGCTTCTTGTACTTGCTATCTCCGATCAGCCAGATATAGAATTCCCTGAACCCTTTCTCATTCTCCGGCTTATCCGGGTCCGTCTGGTAGCGCTGGAAGAATAGCCTCTTGGCCTCGCGTTCTTTCGCGGATCCTTCAAAGTGTAATACATGCGTTCCGAATGTGCTTTGTTTATACATCTTTGTTTTTTAATTGGTTTATGATCTCAAACCTCACCCTCTGGATAGTGTCGTAATCCCCTTCCACACCAAGCTTCATGCCCCTTATCTCGTCTATTACTTTATCTCTTTCGGTTTTTTCCATACCTATTCGCTTAGTTGCTTAATCCTTTCTCTTATCTCGGCTTTGGCTCGGTTGTATCCACATAGTGCTATATCATCTTCATAATTTTGATTGATTGTATTATTATCCTCCCCCACCATTTCCTCCGCATATTTCTGGAAAAGTTCCTCAATCCTCTCTGGAGAGATAAACACCTTAATTATCTCATTGGTAATCAGCTTGTCATCTGTCCTTTCGTTGAGCCATTGACGTAATAGACCAATATTGAGTTCAAGTTCCTCTCTTAATTTCATAGGGTTAAAATTAATAATATCCTTTTTCTTTTGCTTTTTCTATGGCTCTTTTTATTTGCGATTCTGTCATGGGCAACCAACATTTATACCAACAGTTGCATTCGCTACAAAAGAAATACTTTTTCTTCTTATTGTGTTGTTTTAGTGTAGTTCCGCATTTGTTACAAGTTCTTTCTTCTTTCATACCACCACCTCCGCACCGTCTATCTCCAGCTTCAACTTTATTCCCCATTTTATTTCAAACATTTGCACATCTTTATTTAGCTCCATTATATCCTCAATCATACCTTTATTATTTTTTACCCAACTGTCTATTGCTTTTTGCAAGACTATCTCTTTCTCTCTATCTTTGTGCTTGACTTTTATCCGCATACCACCTCCGCCAATTTCTCTAGGGTTTCGGGTGTTTGGTCGGAGAGGGGAAGGGAGAGGTCGATGTCGCATATACGATTTATGTTTTCTATACCATGATAGCGCACTCTCTGATATACCGATCCGTCCGTCTCTATAAAGATGTCTTTCCATCTCTCCTCTGCAACCCGCAGCAAATGAGATAGCTCGATAAACGGAACGATATAGCCGATTATTTCTCTCTCATTGCTACCTTGTTCGATGAGTTCTTCTTTCCATTTAGAAAGATCAGGGAGATCGATTATTGCCTCCCAAAGCTGTTTGATTTTTGTCATATTGTTACAATAAAGACGGATAAAGCGAACAGGGCTGCCGGCAATATTTTCCTCATTCTTTTATAGATGAATATAGCGAAATACACACACCCTGCCATAATCCCCCAACCTATTGAGTTTAGAATCATAGAAGTTTTTTATCCAATAAATATTCGAGCATTAAGCCCATAGCTTCGGCCATTGTGTCGGCTTCAAAATTCTCCGTGAAGTTACTGCCCCTCCAACATTGATAGGCGTGTTTCTTGGTAGCTTTGAAGTTCTTATAAACCACCACTTTTTTTGTTATGCAACCTACGGGCAACTTCTCCACAATTTCTTCAGCGGTGAAGGCGGATATAATCTCTTCGTCTAAGTCTAGGCTAGTGATATTACCTACTCCATCGAAAGTATTTTCTATATTATATACTTCCCATTCATTTTTCTTCTCGACACTGCATCCCCAATAAAACTCGCTCTCCTGTTTTACCCCTTTCTCCTTCAACCGCTTGGAGAGTTCTAGGCTTGTGGTTTGGATCATAGATTAGAATTAAATAATTATTATTCCATTTAAAGGCTTATGACTAGAATACTCGGAGCAGGAGAGGTGAAGCTCTCTAACGATGTTGCTATCCCAAAGGAGTGGTATCAGATAGTTGCCGGATTTCTTTACTCACTCGGATTGCGTTTCCGCCACTCCTACTCGGAAGAAGCTAGTCCTCCTTCCCCTCTATCTCACGCTTGAAAATATACCAGCTTCCATCTATGCTAACTAATTCCCATCCCTTTTTCCCCATGTCACCAAGAGTAAAAATACCAATATCTATTTTGTGTATTTTTGTGTATTCAAATCTTTTCATCTTCCTCCTTTCCGAACTTAGGCTTGATTGGCATCCACGCTTTTACTATTGCCCTTACTTCTTCCCCATGTGGTATATTTTTCCTTTCGTATTCTACCGCCCCTTCTTCTATCATGCTCGACATTATCTTTGTATCTAGGTCATCTAAAACACATTTGTATAATTCGCCCTTCCATCTTACTTTCTGTTCTTCTGTCATAATCTCACACGCCTCAAATATCTTTATGTTGGCTTGCATCTCCTCTATCGTCTCGGAGAGGAAGGCTTCGGCTTCTTGCTCTGTTTTTATGTCCATTGTTTTTAGAAACTTCTCCCGAAACTCTTGCAGTCTTTTTTCTTTATAGTCCATATTATTGCGTTAAAAGCTCTGGATTATCGTGGATATTGCCTGTAACTTCGCAATCTTGGTGCAGATATTCACATAAAGCATATTCTCCTTCTGGCAGTTTCAAACAGTAGCACCCTTCCGAAAAAACTACTTCATATATTCCGTGTGTTATGAGTGGGTCGTTTTCGTCAACTGGTATTTCCATTCTTATAACATCCCCCTCATAAATATCCACCTTATTCTTATCATGCAAGCCTGTGGACCATCCGACTGTCTTTTCTTCTACCTCGAAATCTATCCTGTCTTCGATATCTTTTATCCAACTTCTTCCATCCAACGACCTCCAGTAAAATCCAAATATCCATTCCCCATTGTCTACACGCTTGCCTCGAAATTTAATTGTCATATTTATTCCTTATTATTTAATGCGTCCTCGAAGTGGGATTTGCGTTCATTCCACCCCATATTCACCCTGTTTTTGTCGCATAGGCATCTACATATTTTTCTATCCTCTCCAAGAGCTTCCTCCACTTCCGAAATGAGGTCGGAGATAAACTTCCTTATGTTTTCTTTCGATTGCTCCATCAATGCATGGTTGTTACTAAAACGAACCCAAGCTAATTCTTTCATCTTCCTCTCCCTAAATTTATCGAGCATAGGTTTTGGTTAAGGGGTTAAAATAAATCCAGAAAGAACGAATAAACTTGTGCCACCTGCGAGAATCGAACTCGCCGCAGACTAATGGGAAAAGTTTTTAATTCCGACCCCGATACTTTTTTGTCCCGCTCTACCATTGAGCTAAGGTGGCAAGAAGGCTTATTTGCCTTCGCTAATCTCTAATGCCCTTACCAACCCCTTGATATATGCCTGATGTTCTCTCTCTGTCCAAGCGCAAGAACTGAAATCATCCATAATCTCGAAATCTTGTCTTGCACCGCTTATTTCACTTCTTATATCAGAACATATTTTTTCCTTTTCGTTTTCCATCTCTATTTATTACTTAATAAATCCTTAGCGAAATCTCGCAAGATCTTATCCAAATCCTCCCTGTAAACAATCGGGTAAGTAGCCTTGGAATAATATTCCTCCACCAGCTTCTCTGTCTTGTCTTCGGAAGGCACAATCAATTCCCAATATCTCATAACTTGTTTTCTGTCACTGTCTTTTTCTGCTTCTGAAAGGTCGGAGTAGTAAGCGTCCATCTGCTTACCCCAATGTTCTACTAGATTAGCGGGGATAACCAACCCGTCTGTACATGGAATGCAATTAGAATGCACATACCTCTGCCAATCAGCCCATCGCTCGTGTTCGATTGCTGCTAGTTTTTCAAAGAGTTCGGTTTTGGGATATTTGTCTTCGGGGGTGAGGTAGGGGGTGTATTCGGTTTCTTCAAGCTCATAAGCGGTCATAATATCACCACCAGTTTTCAGCTCATCCAAATCCACGCTTCCATTTAACGCCTTGTAGCTCACCGCATAAACCGTCAATTCTCCTTCTCCGCCCAGTCTGGCTAGAATACGTCTGTAGTAAGTTCCGTCTGTGATGAGGTCACCTGCATCAAGGTTTTGTAGGGTTTTCATATCTCCTTAGTTAATTGATAATCCTTCTTGTATCTCCTAAACTCTGATCTAGTAGGTAGTCTGTCGTTGAGTTGTTGGAAGATCCATTTTAACAGTTTGGTTGTTCTGCCGGACATAGAGGTTAGTTAAAAAGTTAAAAATTCCATTGTTCAGCCATAGCTTCTGCTATTCCTGTAAAAGTGCGGCTTCTTTCCTTCCACCGATCCGGTCCGGGTGGCATTTTGTGTATTCTGCTTTCTCGGCCTTCCACGATACTTGTCGGTTGCAATTTGGGAAGATTTTTAAGCCACAAGCAGGTAGCTTTTGTTTCTCCGTGACCGAACATCCAAGGCTGTATTACTTGGTCTGGCTTGCGTATCTTGCTACTGATAATACTGATAGGATTTTCGATACAAATTCTTTCAATCGGTGCCTCCATCAAAAGTCTTACAAATTCCAACGCTTCTTTCTGCTCCTGTTGCTTATCTTTGAACCACCTCGCCCCCGATACTGCCAAATGTGTGCAAGGCGGATGAGCTATCATCATATCCCAATCTTCATATAAAATATCTTCAACATCTCCCAAGTAATGCTTTCCGGGTAATTCGCTTGGAAGCAGGTCACAGCTCGTTGCATTATGTCCTTTTTTGGTAAATGCTTCTCGGACTATTCCGCTAAATTCACAAGCCACCAATATTCTCATCTCCTTAAAAATAATTTTGATAATATTTCTTCTTTCCGCACCGATCGCACTCGTCGAAGTTCCAACCCTTTACCTCTTTCATCTTTCCGCCGCATTTGCACCGGAGGCCGAGGAATTGGAGGATGTATTTGAGCATAAGCCGTTGTTTAGTTGGATTAACTTTTTTTGGAGTTCTATTTTCGCGTCTTTAACCTTCATATCTGACATAGATTTGATTAGCTCCTTTATCTTGTAGCCTTTGCGGTAGTAAAGCGTCTGGTAGTTATGCTGGACCCAGGTAAGGAGGTCGGAGGATTGTTCTTTGGTCATATTTTAAAGGTATTTTTAAATTCTTCTTTTGTTTCCTCGACAGATTCTTCTAAAACCTCTTCCGCGATAGTTCCGGTAAAAGCTTCTCCACTTGCCTCTTCGTATCCAGTCTTGAAACCTTTTTTAAACGCCATACCTAGCGCTTCCAAAAACGATTCTTCTAATTTATTCATGCCTTTAAAAAAGATTGATAAAGCTCCTTCGGAATCCAACCCTCTTTCTTGTTTTCCTCAAAGTATTTCTTGAAATCGGCATAAATCCTTTTGAAGTCCTCGGCGTATTCGTTGCGGTAAATATCTAGAAACAACTCTCCGACTTGATCCGGACTGTAATTTTTCCAATCTCCGGGGATATATTTGGGATTGTTAAGGAATCGTGAGTAGCCGTATTTCAGGAGAAAATCGTAAGAAAATTTGTGGGTGATGTTATATTCTATCTTTCTGGTAATGTCCCAACGAGACATGTTTATGCGGTTTGTTTCGCTTTCTGAATAAACATTTACAGACTGTTGCTCGATCATGTTAGTAATTTTATGTCGCTAAAGATGTTTTTAAGCGGTTCTAATTCCGGATATTCTTGTTTTTGACCTACGCCGTATTTCTCAAATTGCTCGTTTTTCCGCATAACATCCGCTATATCCCTCTTGTGCTCGCATATTCTTTCCACGTCTTCGATAATGTTTACAAAGAAACTCGGATTGATTATACCTTGCCGGACCACTACCGGACTGCCGGAAGCTATGCCCTGCAATACTTTATTCACCTCGTCGCCGTCAATCTGGACCGATCCTTTGCTAGTGTTTACGATAAATGCGTTCATAATTAAGTGTTTAAGCCTATTATCTGCTTTCTTTTAGCCGTGTATTTGCTCTTTGCTTTTACAATAAGTTCCTCGAACTGTTTGCGTAGCTTGGTGACCGACCGGATATTCTGCTTCCAGAAATTGTCATGCTGCGAGAAGTTGATGATAAACTCGATCTGCTCGTAGGTGTATCCGTCTATCCGGCTCAGCTTATTCATTTCCTCGTAGTCCGAAACAAGCTGTGCGTCCGTCTTAGTTCTTAAGAATGGATAATTTTCTCGGACCTTGGAAAGAAGGATATCGGTAAGCTCTTTGTCTCTCGGAGTATATTTCAGAATTTCTTGATCCTCACTCTCCGCGTTAGAGTTTAAGTTAGAGTTTAAGTTAGAGTTTAGTTTAGGTTTAGTTAAGTTTAAGTTAGAGTTAGGTATGTCGCAGTCTGTCGCAGTCTCCGACAGGCTGTCGCAGTTTGTTTCTTTTCTTTTATATTTGTCGTAATATTCCCTATTTCTTTCTTGATTGCACTTCCTACATAAAACCCTGAGATTATCGTTAGAGTTATCCCCTCCTTCTCTAATAGGCTTTATGTGGTCAATCTCTAAATTTTCCTCAGATCCACATAATACGCATTTACTACCGTCTCTATCTAGTATTTTTTTTCTTACATACTCTTTTACTCCATATCCCCTTATCTCTACTCTTTCTGGGTCTTTTATACGTTCGTCTATTTTCTTTATTTGTTCAAAGACTTTGGATGGTATATCCGCCATACTTCTTTCTATTCCCCTTTGCACGCTCATATTATCTGCTTGGTGTTTAGAGAAATTTTTTATATATACATATCCGTCTATGTAATATATTTTTTTATCAGCAGCGAATCTTTCTAAAATCTTTATAACCATATCTTTATCGAATCCTGTGTCGAAAGATATTCTTCTTAGTGTTATTTCATATATTCCGCAAATGTCCGTTAAGGGATTTGTCAGAAAATACAAAAATAATAGCTTCTCAGACGGATCTAAATTTACAATATACTCATCGTCCCAAAACTTCGTATCCACATACCGCTTCTTGCTCATGATCCGATTCCTTTCTTAACCCTAAAGCACGCCACCTTCCCCTCTACCGGCATGCCTTCTGAGTTCCTTACGTTTCTTAGATTCTTTCCAATTTCACGCTCTACTATTCCTGCTGCGACTAATTCCCTTGCCCTCCTGTCTCCGTTTTTAGGAAGGAAGCCGTAAGGAGTTGCGATTTTAACGAGGTCATAGCTTGGAATCCATCTCCGCTTGTTCTTCAAATACGACAATACGATGTTTTTTTGTGTCATTTCCGTTTACTTAGCTGGTCTTATTAACTAAACAGAAACTAATCTAATTTATCTTTATACTGCTTGCATATCTGATCCACAGTCTTTTTATAGAAGTCATCGAAGTTGGTGTAGGCCGTAGAATACTTTTGTTCCCAGTAGCGATACAGGACGGATCTTAATCTCTGGCTAGGGCTTTTGTCGGTCTTGAATTCCGGCGCTGGCTCTTTGATGTCTAAGTCCTCATACTTGATATCCGTCTCTTTGAAAGCTATCCATATCGGCTTATTCTTAAACTCAAAGAGCTTGGTCATATCTTCCGGCGGTAGCTCTTGGGTTTCGATATCGACCTTTATACTTCCGTCTTTAAGCGTTCTGATACTCTCGACTTGAGAGGGAAATTGTAGAATGTCGCTCATAAAATTCTGGATATTTAGTTTTTAGATGATGTAGCTCTTGCTGCCAGTTCTTTTTAGGATATTTTCTAAGCTCGTCCGGTTTTGCCCTTATAAGGCTTATCAGTCGGCATTTATCCTTTACGTCCTTCGGAGGATGAGAGGTGTTTAAGTCTCGCCTAAGAGGGACAATCGCCCACGCTTCGTCTATCTGTCTGCCTTCGTATATCCAGCAATGCTCCATTGATACATTGATACTTCCGGTTATGCAGCATCTTCTGTAAAAAGGATCGCTGTCAATGATTTTCCGAACGCGTGGGCTTATTCTTCGCATAGCTCTTTTATTTCCTTTATCTTCTTCATCCCCTTCTCTATTCCTTCCAATATCTTCTCTTGCATTTTCTCGTCCGGCAGAATCCTATAAACTACAAGCTCTTTCTGATAGTTAGGATTGTAGCTTATAAAATCCCACCATTTGCGCCCTGTTATAAGGAGATTCATTTGTATTTGCCAGAGATGCTTTGTGTCTATCTCTTTCTCTCCGTTTATCCAGAGCTTGAAATGGTTGCAGTCATTCAAGCTCTTTATCTCAATCCCTCCGTCTTCCCCTATCAATCCATCGGGGCTGCAACCTGCGAAATCGTTATATTCTATAAATCCGACCTGCTCGACCTTTATATCTCTTTCTAGTTCGTAAATGGATCGTGCTTGTTCCTCCAGCTCTATCCCTCTTTCCGTGTCGCCATTCGAGAAGTAGTCTTTTTCAGAGATAGAATAATATTCTGCCATAAGCTCCATAATATAGCTTTCAAGGCCCTTTCCATTGTTTCCTATCGCCTGAGCATGAGAAGCGGTCATCTTACCCTTGCGGATATTGAACCAGTCCTCACTCTGCTGGCTGAAGTTGTGTATCTTCATTGATTTGTTGCTTACGGATAGTCACATATTTGCCGAACTCCTTTCCTCGACCTTTGTTTTCCAAGTAGTATTTCTTTAATGCTTCTATGTCGCATATGCCGTCAATCTCCTGCTTGGTTTTCAAGTCTAACTCCAACGGATTTTCCAGGTCGTAATTCTCGTTATCCATTTTCTCGATGTTCTGGTAAATGTCGGAGAAATGGAGTTTGCAAGCCTTTTTTATAACCGTCTTAGTGGCCATTTCAGTAAACCAGTCTTTCCAGATATAATCGGTCTTGGCTACCTTCCTGTGCTTCTCTATGTCATCCTTACTGAGAAGCGTTATAAACTCGCCTCTCTTGTTCTTGATGATACAGTAGCCACCTTTGAGATTGTCCGGCGTTTGTCCGAAAGGATCGGATACATTGTGGTGATACATCACACTTCCGGTTTCTTTCGATACTTTGAAATCGTCGCCCTCATACACCAAACCGACATCTATTGTGCTTTCCGGGTAAGATATGAACATCTTATTTTTATATGCTATGTAGTCATAGCTGATCCCAGTCGCTTGTAAGGTTATATGTATTCCGTCGAACACCATTCCGTCCTTTGCAACTCTCTTAAAAAGCGTTGCCATTTGCTCGTCGGTTTTTTGTTGCATCCAGGCATTCTTCGGCTTACCGCTTTTATCCCTTTCGAGATAAAGCCTCATGCAATATGCCGCAAAACTTTCTACTTGTTCCGGAACATAATCCGGCAAAAGTTTTATGATATTATCCTTGTTCATTGTGTTGCTTTACACCGTATGGGTATATACATCGCTGGGGGTAAAGCGACCCAGCTTTATATATACACCCACACGGCCTTTACCTTTTAATGCTTTACCTAGGCTCTCTGCCTTAGCTGTTCGTTTTCGGCAAGCACTTCTGTCAATTCTTCTCTAAGACTTGCCTCTAGATCCATAACCAGTGCGTTCATTTCCTCTCTTTCCGATTTCATTTGTTCTTCTAACGTTTCGATTTTTTCTTTTTGGAAAGAAATCTTTTTTTCAATTTCTACTCTCGACATAAAATTCAAATTAGTTAATTACCTCATGCACGTTGCCCGGATTCCCTGCCACCTGTCCGCTCTCAAATCCTTGGCAGTCTCATAATCCATATCTTCTTCATAATCGCTTGTGTCGATATTGCTATCGTCTTCGATTTCGTCTTCTTCCATAGTTACACCTTTCTAGGTTCTTAATTGTTTAAAACTATATCGTTGCATACCCAGTGATCCTGCAATCCCATATTGATTGCCTCGATAGTCTTTTCCGTAGAACACCGGATATCCATAGCGCAGTCTTTCGTAATCGGTATCGGAGGAAGTTCGCTGTTCCATTGGAACAATCCCCAATCTATACTTCCGTTCCTGTTCTTATCGTTGATAGCTTTCGGGTTCAGCTTGCTTTCGCAGTTCGCCAGCTTTACCAAGTAATCAGCCCATTTGAAATCCTTTTCCGCAGCAATCATTCTTATTTGTTCCTCCACGCTCGGCTCTATCTTGGTAATGTAAGGAATTCCGCTGTAGTCAGTAGGAGCAACCGCCGTGACTACTACATCTCCGGCAGCCACTCCTTCCGCCTCTATCTCGAAGCTATTAGTAATCTGTAACGCCGTAATAATGAAGCAAGCGACTATTACCGCCATTCCTCTTCTCACTTCTCTCCTTTTTGCTTCTATCTTTTCAATGTGCTTGGTGGGCTTTCCCCGGTACGTCCTGTTATGATTTTTAAGGACATATTTGCCGTTGATAAGCTCATAAGTTCCGATGCGGTACGTTTTGACTTGCGTCATTTGTTTGGTCTAATGATTAGGCCACCCTTTTTAGGTCGTGACGTGCCGGGAAGCTTGTGCCAATGTCGTATAGACTAGCTACTTGCTGCCCGGCCGTTCGTTTCCTTAGCCCTATGGATAAGAGAGTTATCCACAGGAGCCTAAGAAATGAAGCAATCTATGCCTTACTTGCTCCTATAGGCCGATAGCTCGTTGGGTCTATCGGCCCGTAGCAACAAAAAAACGAGTTTCTTAGACTCGTTTTCTTGGCTTATTCTAGCCCTTTTCGCACAAGCAGGATTTTGCGACATTCTACTTGTTTTTTTAAAAGGCTTTGAGCCTTTCCTGTTGCGACCAACGAGTCTGAAATTGTTTTCCGTACGAATTTCAATGTTCTATATCAGTAGTATATCACATAAAATAAGTAAGGTCAATAGGTCACCGGCAGGAACTCCGTTAAAATCTTATCTGATTCTTTTTCATTGAATCTCAAATACTGCATAGCGCCGCCGACATTATTTTTACTGTGCCTAAGGGCCTTGTGGACCGCCACGAGATCCGCGCCATGATCATACATATAATGCGCCTTGCCGTGCCTGAAGCTATGGACGACGATCCTTTCATCCATATCATATTCCCGGACTATTTTCTTCACCCACCTTTCAATAGTCCTGACTGTCGGCCTCTTATGTCCGGTACTGGTTAAAAACAAATGCGGCTGTTGGTTCATGCAAAGCCTCACGCCTAAAAACTTTACCATAGTCTCGTGCAGGTCGTCGCTCCATTTTATCCAGCCTTTTTCCCGTCCTTTCCTTGTAATGATTAGAGCCATATGGTTCGGGTTGTCTATGTCCTCGATATTCAGATTGACTAATTCCGATACGCGGATACCTGTTTCATATAAAAGCCGTACGATAATCTTTAACTGAGCATGCCAAAACTCGTTTTCCGGCATCTTATTTATAAGCTCACGATACTCTTTTTCCGTAATGGCGTAATGAGGGTTGGCTTCGTTCCTCCTGATCCTTACCAGTGAAGGGTCTATATTACACCTCCTCTTTCCCTTTACGGTCTGTTTGTAATAAAATCCCAGAAAGTCCTTGACTACAGTCATAGCGTAGTTGATGTGATTCTGGGAGTATTTGTTTTTTATGCTTTCATTGAAATCTATTACATTCTCTATAGTTATTTCAGACAATGCTTTTTTATTATATTCATTGAAGCGCCGTACATGTATCTCATACATTTTAGCCGCCCTGGGATAATTGCCGCTCTTCCATTTTAAATATAAATCTATCTCTTTTTGAAGCATATAAAGACCCGCCTTTCTAGTCCCTCTCGTTGCTAGACTTGAGGTTTCAAAAGACGGGCCTGTATGTCAACCGATACCGTATCGGGATGATATAACCATTATATCATATTTTTTCAGGGCGCAAAATCCCCTAAAATGGGGGAAATTGCGTGTCTATGAACCTTAATTCTAGCAAACGCCTTTCGACGCTAATCCTGAGGGATTAAATTAAGATTTGTAAAACTATCTTCGTCTTAGCACCTTTTAATAATTTGTCAAGAGCCAAACAAAAAACAACCCTTGCGAGTTGCTTTCTGTGCGTAGCTAAGTAACAATTACATTATACTATATCTTCCCTCGGAACGCTACTTGATGGTTATTTTCAGAAAGCCCGGAAGAATAAATGCTATTATCCTCATAGATAATCTAGCCTTAAAGGTATAATCTTTTTTCCAGTCTTCTTTTTTGTATCTTATGACAATCATCGAATCGAAAGGCTTATCTCTTTCTGATGTTTCTTCCATTTATATATGGTTATTGATTAGATGTCGGAACGCTATAGACCGTCTCCCCTTTCATCCATTCGCGGATTACGTTAGTAGCAAACGGCACGACCCAGCCGATGAAAGCGACCATAAAAGTGTTCTCGCTCCAATCCACTTCTCCGAGATAGGCAAGGAAAGCGATTGCCCCCGATCCGGTCCCGGCAATGAGCGCCCCTTTTAAAATCTTGCTCTTGGTAATACTGTCAAAACTGAATGCGATTTGTTTTCTAAATTCCATAGTTATAAATTATCTTTTTAATACGTTCCTCGCCGCATTTACGCAAGCTATGATTCGTTGCCTTTCGTCCGATTGCCCGACCGCTTTTCTCACTTCGTCTTCCGGCTTGCCTAGATGGTTTTTTGCTCCTGGATCGTCGGCAGCAGAACCTATCAATAATTCTTGGTAGATTTGTTCCAATTTAGCCTCGTCCACAATCATATTTTCTTCTTTAGTGATTAAGTCTCTTATTACCCAAATGTTCTTCAAATATCCAAAGTATTCTTCTGGCATATATTGCACTCCGTTTTCCCCGACCTTCGTGCCGCCAGAATTAAGGACTAAGATATATTTCTTGCCGTTTATCATCTTCGCCCCCTTGATATATACGCAATGGGAAAAAGTAGGCTTCTTGGGAGGTGTCATGAATTTAGCCGACCAGTTGTAGTTATCCCCCTCGTAAGATGTAACCAATCCGTGATTATCCCTAATCATCATCGCCAGGTAGTCTATATCGTTATGGGTAGTCGTGAGATAGGATTTAGCGCGGAAACGCAATGCCCGATCTTCATTCCTTGCCACTTTATCGGCCATATACGCCTCTGTGGGAGGTTTTCCCCTGTCATACGAGGGAATATTGCTTTCTTCCTCTACGCCGTGATTTACAAGCCACTTCACCCCCTCAGAAATCAAAGCACATCCTTGAGGCAGTCTGATATTCGAGTAGATGTCTTTTGCGGAAAAGTCCCTCAAAATCCCTTCATCGAAGAAGTTAAGCACTTCGGCATATTTGGCTATTCCCTGTCCTACGCATGATAGCGATCCGTTCTGGCTTTCTCTCTTTAGGCTTGCCCCCATTTCTTCCTCAACGTCGTAGCCCTTTTCCCAGTCAAACGGCTCTCCGGCTCCGACCAGTTCTTCATATTTATAATCGCGCGGATCTCCGGGGTCATCTACAACTCCTGTCTTGAATGGCATCAGTTCCTCCATATGTTTATTCGTTATTTTTAAATACCAAGCGGCGCATATCTTCTAAGTGTTTATCCGTTGCTTCTAATTTACCCTCCAAAAAACCTTTTTGCGGTTTTATGCCCATGTTGTTTAGTTCATCGGCCAAGTTCTGTAAAGTTTCTGGACTAAGAGATATACTCGGAGGGAATACTTCGCCGGGCGGAAAGATTGTTCCAATACATCTTCCTTTTTCATCCCATCCAATCACTTCCGTTTTTTCATAATCAGCCCTGCGAAAGATATAAATATCCCTATCAACCTTACAGGGATTATCTACTATCTTTATTTTCCAACTTTCCATATATTTCACTTAATATTTATTACACAATCCTCGTCTTTCTCGGCGATAAATTTAAGCAGTTGGGCTATGGCTTCAAGTGTTCCTTCTGTCCTTTGCACCAGCTCAAATCTTTCGGCGGTTTTTTCGTTTAGTTCCATAAATTATTGTATTTTTTTACATAATGCTCTTTGCATAAAATCGGAGAGCTTCGGGTTATCGCTATATTATTTTCGTCCACGCGGAAGTAGCTGTGTTTTCCGCATAATACCTTGCTGCATTCCGAACATTGATATACTTCCCCCTTTGTCTTCCTGATACGTTCTCTGCATTCTTCGCATAGATACTTCATATTTAAATATTTGATTTGTAGTCTAGGGGAAAGTCACCTCTCCCCATATTTCTTCACTTCCCCCATAAGCGGTCGCATCTCATCCGGCATAAAATTCAGGATGATATAACATAATGCGTTTATAGGGTCCTTGTCCCCTACCAACTGGTGATAGGCTTGATGTTCTCTTACATCCACTCTTTTTGTTTCTGCTCCCAGTTTCCGATACTTCTTCGGATAGGGATGATGGCGGTTCTTTCCCTTCATAGTCTCGCCTCGACTGTGTGTCTTGCATCCATGAAACATTGTTCCAGATCGGCGTAGATATATCCGGTCTGTGCGTTGAGGTCGTTAGCTTTCAGCCTATAATTCTCAAGCCAGTTAAGCCTCGTTTCCTTGTCTGCCGGTGATTTCTGGATAGAGGGCAATATTATGTCCAATATCCTCTCAATCCTGTACTTCGGGTCGAAGTTTACCATTCTTTCGCCTCAATCTTCCTTCTTCTATATCGTTTCCTGATACTGTCCATTTCCAGTTTTTCTTGCCCACGAATAGCGAGCCTTCAAATTCCGGTGTCATGCCTTTACCTCACGATAAGTGAAGTCGCTTATTTTCTTCTGTTCTTTACGCCCTGCTGCTCTTACCGCCCTTCTTTCGTTTTTTTGTGTTTGTGTTTCTTTTAGATACATTTCTGTCACCTATATTTAAACTTCTTCATCATCTTCTATGGTCACGTCGGTGCAGATAGCGTCCTTTGCTTCAAAGCCCATCCTCTTTTCTTCTTTATCTACCAATAGTACTTCAGAAACTTCTATCCCCGATCCTATCTCCAACGCCTCTCTGGCGTTTTGTGCATCTATATATTTTTTTAGGACGTATTTCATACGCTCAAATTTATCGGATAATTGAAAGTCAATCTCCCGTCATGGATGCCGTAAATTTTCTGCGTGGTGCTTGATTTCATCCCCAACACTTCTTCGGCGAAAGCGTCCCGGTCCTTCCACGTTCCGGCGGTGTAAGCCTCAAAGTTATTCCACTCGAAGTATAGATTGGTATGGTAATGCCCCATGAACACATAGCGGAAGTCCTGCGGCATGCTCCCCTTCCAGCGCATAGCCTTCTCTTTCAGCCCGTAAAAAGGAAGATTAAGCCAGGTCTTTATCTGGTTGCCGTGGATCAGCATGAAGGTCGTCTTTTGGATAGTGGCGTAGTTATACCAATCCCAGGTGATATTCCACTTTATTCTCGCATTCTTCCCGGTAGCCATCCTCAACACTTCATAGAATACGTTGTCAAAGTTTATCTGCGGATCGGTAAATTTGTCCTTCCGGCCGTGATTTCCCCTTACGCAATGGATTTCCACTTCCTCGAAATGCTCGCTCAGGCGGTTAAGCAAATTGGCCATGTGCGGTGCGCCGAACGTGAAAATCTGCTGCATGAGGTAGAATTTCTGCTCGTAGCTCTGGCCGGGGAAGATTCCGTCTCCGTCCACTATATCCCCGGTCATGAAGATGTTGAGCTTGCGTATCGAGTAAGCGGAGCGGTGTATCTGGGTAATCTGCGTGACTGCGGAAAAAAGTTTATCAATCTTCTCTTTCAACACTTCTTCGGAATAACACCCGATATGCACGTCCGTCAGATGCAGTATCATTTCTTCTTCGTGGCCTTTGCGGATATTCTTGGGGTATAGTTTCTGCGGCGTAAAGTCGGCTTGGCTTACCGTAGTCCGCAAGATATCCAGGATAATCCCGTTCTTGGCTCGTTCGTCCAGCAGTTTGTTAATGAGCAGGTCCTTTTCCTTGATAATCATCTGCCCTTTTCGCTTCTCGATCTCTTTGGGGATGAATTCTTTTTCATTCCTTTCCAGCTTCATCCTTTCCATTTTTCTTCTTATTCCATCCTTCGTCTTTCCCATAGCATCCGCAATCTCATCATCGGTCATCTCTTGGTAATTGTTCCGCAAGAATGCCTCTTGCTGCTTGGTCCAAAGTTGGCTCATTTGTTTAATATTTTATTTAAGTCATCTATTGCCTGCCCCATTGTCCGGCCGGTATATCGCAAAACTTTCCAGCCTTCGATAGTAGCTCGGTTATATTTTTCCAAATCTTTCTCGTATCCGGACCCCCTGGTGTGCCTACCTCCGTTCCATATTCCTCCTTCTATTTCTACGGCAATTTTCTGCCCCGTATAGGCGAAATCGAACCGCCAGCGTCTATCCGGTACAAAACGATATTCTCGTTCCATACAGGGCATTTTGTGAGCTTTTAGAAGCCACTCAAACTCTTGCTCTAGGTTAGATTTTGCCATTCCTTCATTTTAGCCAGTAAAGCCTCTAGCTCGTCATTCCTTAATCCTTTTATGATTTCGTTAATCTGCAGTAAAAGAATCTTCCTCTTTTCTTTCCTCACGCTCACGATTATCTTGTGCTTTATTTCGTGGTTCATGGGTCGTAAAATTAGATCGCAGGAGGAACTCTCTACGCATTCCCCCCGCCGTCCAATCTTACGAGCCGGAAGGAGGACGATAAGTGAGACTATATATCCCGCCGAAGCAGTCGGATGGCTTAATTACTGTCCTCCTCTCGGATAACAAAAAGCACGAAAAACTACTTGTAGTAGTCATCGTGCTATTATGCTCGAGAGGTAAGGTTTTCTAATGTTCTACAGGCATAATACCACGATTCTAAATATTCCGCAACTACGATTTCATGTGTTCGTAGATGTAATACGCCAGACCTATGACTGTAAGTCCGAGGGTTATCATAATCCCCAAAGCGGCGGCAGCGGCATTGTCATAAAACTTCTTTACCGGCCTGAAAGATTCTTGCACCGTCTCTACCTGGCAAACCCTTCCGGCCAGATTTCCGATAGTCTCATCGGCCTTTTCTTGGCTGTCTTTTAAAAGCTGTTTGATTTCTTCGAGCTTGTCGTCAAGCCCTGCTAATTCCCTATCGCGCGCTATGGATTTCTCCTCAAGCCTCGCGATTCTCTCTCCCTCTGTTTGTGGCATGGTTTTGGTTAATTTTGATTAAGTATTGACTTTATATTTAAATAGTGGTATATGGTTAGGTATGAAACATGGAACCTATAATACTCCGGATTGGATGATAGGACTGGTAGGATATACATTCTTACTGGTAGTTTTTTATAATATTTTTAAGTGGATAACTAAACGGCCATGAAAAAGTTATTGCTGGTTCTTGCGATCTTGTTTGCGTTTCCCGTTAACGCTTCTGAGATTTCCGATGGAGCTATCGTAAAGACTGATGTTTCACCGGACATTTACATCGTCAAATATTCTGGCGGTAAGGTTTATAAGCGGTTGGTCTTAAATCCTAAAGTATTCGAAAGTTATCAGCACTTGAAATGGGAGAATGTCATTGTCATCTCTCAGGATTACATCGATTCTTTTTCAACTTCTGACTTAGTGAAGGTCGATGGCGCAAATGATATTTATCAGTTGGTGCCGAATGGAGATATGGGAGACAAGCATCTTATTACCGATACTTCTGGCTATGATCTCAACTCCGTTTACATCATAAATGATACCGATTTTAATAATTATGCCTTAGCGGAAAGCATAGCAGAAACGGAGGAACCAGAGCAAGAACCGACAATCACTCAACCCTCTACGGAAGAAACGGTTACTCCTATCGAAACCACCCCTGAACCGCAACCCACTCCGTCAAGCGCAGAGGACACCAGGAAGGCTTTTGGAAATAATCTCATTTCCCAGATAAACACTAAGGTAGCAGAGATAGACGAGAAGATCGCGTTTATAGATTACAGGCTGTTCAGATTATTGGAAGAAAAGATAGAAGTTGAAAATCACGGAGGAACGGCAGAGTGGTATGCAAGCAGCAAGAGAGAAGCGGATTCGGCGCGCGCGGTGCTTGAAGAAGATAAGACTTTGTTTTCAGACGCTTCAAGCGAGATAACCGCCTATATGGATCGAGGCACCAGGATAGATGATTGGGTCAAGCAATTTCTTAATTCATATGGGATTAATTATTAGATTATGAAGATATCTATAAAAAGTATTATTAAGAAATATACAGTTACATCTTATGAGGCGATTCTTTGCGGCATAGGATTCTTTGTCCTGTCATTCGTACTTGCTGTAGCATGTAGCTCATTTTCAATATCTACCCTTGTCGCGGTTGTCGGAGTTATGGGAATTATATCTGTTATAGTAGGCATTATTCTTTCTGTCACTGGGAATTGAGCAGTTCTCCCATCTGATCTGCCACATCCTTACTGATAAGTTTTTTGTTCACTAGGTCGTCCCAAAGGGCGGCTTTTTCTTCATCTGTTTTCAGTTTATTGAATTGTCCTACCAAAAATTTAGCCCTTTCCCCATTTTCTACTCCAAGCTCCTGTATCACATAATCTTTTCCGGTAAATCCCAAATCTTGTTTTTCTTTTAAGTCTACAACAGTCTTAGCCAACTCAGGGTTGTTCTGTATGATCTGGTCAAATTCTTCCGCTGCATTGTCACTAGCGCTTAAATTGTTCAGAGCTTCCTGCGCCTCTCTTTTTAACTTAAGCTTTTTATCCGCCTGCTCTTGCACTGCCTTTTCAGCTTCCTTTGACATCTCTTGTGCTTGCTTTCCTCCGTATGCTCCAAAGAATCTTTTTGATATTTGCGATTCTGCCATCGAAGGTTTTGTTATCTGTGTTCCCACCCCTCCAAACTGAGTGGAGATAAAGTTGTCTATCTTCTTTGGACTCCAGTTTAATAAGTCCCCCAACTCTTTAGCCAGCGTAGAAGTCTTATCGTCATATTGCTCACGAGGTGAAGCCTTTACCATACTCTGAGGAACTATATCGTATCCGGTGTAGAAATTAGTATTGGTAACGCTCTCCGCTGCCCCTTTGATCGCTGGCGGTAAGATACTGCTCATTACTTGTCCGCCAGAAAACTCACCACCTTTCTCAAAGCTTATAGGAGACATATCGCTCCCCATTTCTATAGCCAGTTGTTTTATTCCTTTAGGATCATTGCCATTGAGATATTCTAAAAAGCTCTCTAAAGGATTCGCGAACACCTTAGCATCTCCTTTGGGGATTTTTACCGCCTCAAGCAGATTTCCCTTTTCGTCTACTTTATCTCCATATATAATGATGAAATTATTCTTTTTGTCCGTCTCTGATATATCGTTCCAAAGTTCAGGGTATTTTTGACTATTGTTTATATAAGTCAAAATCTCCGGAGCGCCAACTATCGCTCCCAATTTTATAGCGGAAGATACTGGATTCCTTTTTAAGGAGCTGAGCATGTTTACGTTGCCTTGTAACCTAGCGTTTAAGAATGGAACCCATTGATTGAATACTCTCATCTTATTACCGGACTTTGCAAAATCTACCGTAGCATTGCGCGCGTTAAAAGCCGCCTCAGTTTGACTAAGGCCCTTTTTAACCGATCTCTTGTACACACCTAACCGAGGAGCAAGCTCTATAGTTTCTCCTACTAGATTAAGTAACTTTACTGGGTTAGTAACAGTTTTTATGATTTTTAAGCCTTTCGCCTCAGTCAAACCTTTTACTGTCTTCGGTAAATTCTTGTTAGCCTCAAAAAATCCAGAAGCACCTCCACTCTCTAAAAACTTCTTATAATCATCCCCTCTCTTGATAGCCTCAGAAAACCCCTTCATCCAGTCTTGGGGAGTGAATCCAACCCTTGAAACAAGCGTGGCGGTCTGAAAATCTCTAGCGGCATTAGCGGGAATAAAACCTATATTCAAAGAAGTAGCACCTGCTCTCAAAGCCCCTGAACTTAGTCTCGCCCATTTTGTGACTATATCCGTGCTTTCTTGATTAAGATTTTTCAGGGCTGCCCCCACGTCTTTCGGTACTGCATACTCCTCTTTGATACCATTGCGGAATACGGATATTTTTTCCATACCAAAAGGAACTGGGATATCAGCCAACTCTTTTGCTTCGCCTCTCAATTCTCCTCTTTTCAGTTTCAGATCTCCGTAAGACTTCTGTAAACCTTGTAAATCTTCAATAGTAGAAGCAAGTCTCCTATCTCTCGTAGCTAATTTATTTTTTATTATATTCAATTTTTCCGGCTCTTCTTGTATCAGATTATTTATAAAGTTCTTTACATCTGAGGTGTTCTGTATCGCATATCCAGCCTGCTCCGCTATAACCTGTTTAGGTTTGTAAACTGGACTTTTGAATATCTGTTTAGCCACGCTTTCGGCAGTATTCTTATCTATTCCTACCTCTATAAGCCTTGACCATCCACCCGCCTTTACTTCCTGCTTTAGTCTGTCAAAAGTTGCATACTCTTTTTTAAGAATATCTTTCGCTCCATAGGAGTTTTTAAGTTCATCAAAACTTTTTGGAGCTAACTCTTTTATCTCCTCCGGCTTGATAATTATTTTGACTGTGCTTTTTAGCGTTGGCAGTGTTTTTTCATCTGGTCTTTTAAGATATTCATTGACTCCTAATTTATTCAATTTGTTGACCTCTGATTGCAATCTCCTACTCCAACGATTGCGAGTGACTATCAATCTTTCTAACTTATTTTTATCAATCCTTGTTTTTCCAAGTTCGGTAAATATATCAATTCTTTTCTGCACTTTCTCAGCTTCTCTTAATGGAATAACTATATCTTTAAACTCTGGAAGTTTTGATAAATCCCCAACCTTTTGAGCAACCTTATTTCGCTCTATCAGGTTAATAGTTTTGTAAGTGTTTCTTACCATTGACTCAATCGGATCAGCGACTGCTTTCTCGCTTCCTTTTATCCCTTTGATGATACCTTGAGTAGCCACGCTAAAAGCATTCGACCCTCTTGGAATGTTATCGGCTTGCTCCTCTAAGTATTCCAATCTTTGCAATGGTATATATTTTTCATTGTTTGTCTTTATTGCCTTATAGCTTTCATCTGAAATTATTCCAGCGTCTTTTGCCTCTTTGAGCAAGTTGTCGTTATATCCCCTTATGCCCTTGAGTGCATTGTTTATTTTTGCCATTCCTTCTGATCCTAAAGCTTTCTCCATCTCCGCCTTGTTCGCTATTATCTTTTCAGGTGTAAGATTATCAGGGAATTTAGTAACTCCTCTTTTAGCAAGTTCATCGTATCTATCAAGCAAGGCATACTGTTTCACATCTTTTAGAATTGCCTTATTAGGTTTCAAGACTGCGGACAAATCATCAAGCCTATTTTCTACCTTACCTAAGTGCCCGGCATAGTTACGCGCGGCAACATACGGATCGGCCTCAGCGGACAGTTTTGCTTTCTTTACCATATCTTGTATCGGAGCATAACGATCAAACAGTTCTGTTTTTAATTCCTTATTAGTAGAAGACAATTTTTCTTTTATCGGTGACAATTTAGACGATACAATGTTAGGCTTTTTTATTTCCACGCCTCTCAGGGCATTCTGTGCGGTCGTTTTTTGGCTTGTTTTAGCCAAGTTGTCTATTTCGCTTAAAGTATTCTCTATCGTCTTAACATCGGAAGTCTTTGCAATTTTCTGTGCATAGGGCATTACTTCGTCCGCTTTCATTCCCGCCTTAGTCAAAATCTTTGCAATCTTTACTGCGTCATCTTCTTTGGCTAGATATTTTATAACAGATTTTTTACCACCGCCTCCGGGGATGAAATCAGAAATCGCTAATGCCCCTCCTAAGGCCAATCCGTATTTATTAGACTTATTCTCACTTACTCCTACGCTCTTTAGGAAATCCTGTCCTTCGGTTTCCACGTCGCTCACTTTATCGCCAAGAAAAAATTTACCTAATTTGCTTGTCGGTTCATAGCTTGCTGTCTTGGTTCCTTCTAGTTTCTTTTCGCCGTAAAGCCCTATCTGCGCCGCTGATTTCACAGGGGAAGTAATGATTGCTTTTTCCAATCCCCATATAGTTTTCCCAGCGGCCTCTCCGATTTTAGGTATGACATCGGCAGACTTTCTAAGACTCTCGATTAGATTGCTCTTTTTCGGATTGTTTTGAGTAGGCGTTACCAATGAGGTTTTTGCCTGCGTATTCACCGGCATACTCGGTTTTGCGGGAGTATTTAGGTAATTCGTGATCGGAACAGTAGCGCTCTTGGCAGGCGTTCGCAAAGAGGATATAAGATTGGATTGCTTCGGTGCGGTAATAGCGTTCTTAGTAGTTTCTGCGGAAGACCTTAGAGCCGTAATGAGATTGGACTTAGGTTGAGCCTTATATTTTTCATACGCTCCGGCCGCCGCCCATCCGGTTCCTTTTTCTCCCGAACCGCCCAACTGCTCATCTATAAATTTATTGGATAGGCTCGGAAATTGCTTTTTTACGGAGTTCCAAACATTGCCCCAGCTTTCGCCTGACTGGAGTCGTTTTATCGCTTGTAATCTTGTGGTTGTAAAATCTGCCATAATGATATTATTTATCGTATAACAATTATTATGTTGCCCACGGATTTTCTATCCCCGAAGAATTATCTCCTTTTATGGCCTGACTTGCCGTCTGGAAAAACTTTTTAGCTGTCGGGTCATTAGGGTTAAGCCATTCTTCTGCCGGTAGCCAACTTCTCAAATCCGGATTAGCCTTGATAAGCCGCTCATAAACATCGGTGTTTACATATCCATCTATCCCCTTGCTGGATTGAAGTTGCGATACAACATCGTTATATTTCGCCTGCTTCTTTTCTGCCTCGGTCAATCCACCACCTCCCGAACTGGCCTTAGGAGCGACATAAATTTTCCCCAAATCTTTGATATCTTCCCCTGTGGTCTTGTTAATCAGTATCTGTCTGCCGTCTCTCTCAATAATCGTAGTGTCTGCCGTTGCTTTCTGAGCGGCTTCCAAGATGCCCTGATCCCAAGAGTTCTGCAAGGCGGACATAATGTCAGTAGAATCCACCCCCAAGGTTTCCGCAACGGAAGCGACCTGAGCCTTAGCCTTTTCGCTCATGGTTGACGGGTCAATACCCGAAAGAGCCTCGAGCGCGTCTGCGGCATTGGATTTTGTTTCCGAGGAATATTTATCAAAGCGGCTTATAATATCCGTTTCCTCGTCATATAATCTGTCGTATGCCTTCTGCTGAAAATCCAGATCATCGTAAAGGAATGATAACTGCTGATTGGCAGAATCGAGATTGACCTGTCTTTCTTCCTCCATGAGTCCGAGGCGGTTGGTAAGATTGGAATAACTGTCATTCAGGGTCTTGAGGGCAAGATTGGCTTGCTTTTGGATAGCGGCATTTTGCCCTGTAAGGAAGGCTTGAGGGATCGTCTGCTCGTTGACTTTTGCAATACCGGCTTCTGCATTGAGGTTGGTTTGTTTTATCTGCTGTGCTACATTGGCAATCTCAGTCTTTAACGCCGTTTCTTCTGCGGTAGGAGTTGAATATTGCGTGACTTGGTTTCTTGCAGTCTTTATATTCTCGTAAAGATTGTTTATTGACTCTATTTTTTTATCCTGAGCAGCATTTACGTCCTCTATCGCTTTTCTGAATGCCAATAGATTACCTCCGTCTTCGGCTAGCCTAGCTGCCGCAACTGCGCTGGTATAATCATCTTCGGCTTGCTTGTATTCTGCTGTCATTTGTTGCATCTGGCCGTTCATCTCATATCTCCCATTGCTATTCCACCAATTATTCAAGGCCGTATTAGCCGGAGTACCCGGAGTGAAAGGATCGCCCTCATAATTGTTCCTTATCATTTCCTGCACATCCGGCCGCATATTATACGCATCCATGACCGAGCCGGTAAACTGTCCGATAGTCTTGTTTATTTCATCCACTTTGCTATCCAAAGCTACGTTGCCAGTAGGCTTTATGACCTGATTTGTTCCTATTTTGGCCCAGTCAATCTGATTGCTTTGCACGCCCATATCCTTCGCCAAATCTTCCGGAGTCGCGTAGCCTTTGTCGCCGTTGTAAATAGTTCCATCCTTGTTGGTAAGCTGGTTATAGTTCGTGATGTTTTCCTCCGCTTTTTGCAAGACTTCCTGATTTTTAGCGTAGTCAGTCTTGGCCGCCGATGATGAATAAACCGCCGGGGCAGGTTTTATGGTTTCCTTGTACGCGTTAAGATTAGCGGCACTAAGATTGCCTTGTGGGTTATAGGCCGGAGCTGATTGAGCCGCCGGGTCCATTATGGGATTTGCTTTTTGTATATTAGCCGGATTGTCCTTGCTCCACCCGAAATTATCAATGTAATACTGCGCCCCGTTTTCGGAGATAGTCTTGGTCTTACCACCTGCTTTGTAAAGTGTTATGTCCATGATTTTTATTAGTTATTTATCCTTTCATTTTAAGTAAAGCTATAGTGTCCGCCGGAAAGCTATTGAACACCACCCCTCCCTGGAGAGTATAAGAAAGAGTAGCGAATCCCATAGAACCGGTAGTAAGCACATGATATCCGGCAGCTACATGATACTGATTCTTACTTATGTACCTGCCTAATAAGGCATGCTCAAATCCGCTGCTTCCTCCGGACCAAGCTTCTATTTCAATCGGCCGGAAATATGTAGGAAGGTAAAATGGATTGGCGGTCTGTGATGTAATGACATAATCATAAGTTATCTCCCCCTTCTCTATCAGTAATTTAGTATCAGTGATAGCCCTTCCTATCTTATACAAAGGCTTGTTGCTGGAAATGCTGAAGGAAGTATCGATATCCCCCGCTCCTTCTCCGACATAATATGCTTCTCCGGGTATAAGTCCGCTCAAGCCGCTTACCGTTCCCTGCGTTATCACTCTGATAGAATCTTCTGCTTCTGCCGCTTCTGCCGCAAATCCTATGAAGTTAAAACACCTGTATTCCTGAGAATCCCCTTCGATGGTAGCGGATTTTGCCTTGAATACTTTATTCCTGTAAAGCATCCTTCTTCCACGCAGCCCAGGCTCTTGGTTTGCGCTAGTTTCCAAGAATAAGTTTACGTACCCGTTATTAGCGTTGCTCTGTGATCCTTTAAGCAGAAATCCATATGGCGCGGTAGTTACGCTAGCTTTAATCTTCCACATGAAGTTCGTTAAATCAACGCTGTGATACATCGATCCGTCGGAATTTTCTACCTGAAAAGACCCTAGAGCTGTCCCTAATGTAGGAAGATTATTGTAGGTAACAGTTTCTTCATCCCACGCTGATGTAATCGGATAAATCGTGACCGTGAAAGGCCCGGCCACGTTGACCGTACCGCTATTGGTATAAAACCATACGGCGCAGTTCGTGAATACGTCGGCAAAATCTTCAAACTCAAAATCAACCAATACCCACTCCTGCCTAGCTGGTGCGCTTAATTGGGAATTGACGCGATAACTGGTGGCGCCGTGATAATTAGTATCTGGATTGAGACTATCGACCCCCGCGCTTCTGAAAGATATTATCTGCCCCTCCGTGCTGGAAGCTGCAACCCCCCTCCCTAAACAAAGCGACTGCCCTGCGGTGATACTTTCTCCTGCCGTAAAGACCTCAAGCTGCCTGCTCGATGTAATATCCAGATTGTCTCCGGTCCAATTTAGATAACTCGTATCGTTACCGATGAAAAACTTAGCTGTGTCGCTATCGCTGTCATCTACTCCGAGAATGAAACCTGCCTGAGCATTGGTAAAATCCGTCTTGCCTGATCCAATATATGAGTCCCCAGTCCCTGCGGTAATTCCAAGAGTTATGGTTTTAGATGACAAGGTTCCTGAAGTTATGCCGCTGGCGCTTACGCTTCCTGCGGTTATACTGAGCGCGTTTACGAAAGAAGCCGTTACCGTGTTTCCGATTATGGTAGTCACTCCGGCGCTGTCTTGAGCTGTCCCGATTCCTACATTGGTTCCCACAACAAGTCCGCTTATGGTTGCAACTCCCGTAGTCGCGTCTATCGAAAAAGTAGTAGAGCCGGAACTATCCCTGCCTAGAATTCCAGTCGGACTTATCCTTACATCTCCGCTTGCTCCGTTTACATAACTTCCTATCTGGATCGCCCCTGACGTTCCGAAAGTGAATTCTCCAAGAATGTTTCCGGTAGCGGTATTGATAGCTGCGTCCGCAAAATGTCCCGATTCGTCGATTGCAGCGGCCAAAGTAGCGGTGGACCGTCCCGATACTGTCCCAACTATGTCTATATCTTGAAACTTAGCAGCTCCCGTGTTTAATATGTAGGCCTTAGCGTTATCATTATCGCTTCCAAAATCAGCCACGTTACACCCCCACCAAGAGTTGCCTGTAGCGTCCGTATGAAAAGAATTAGCGGTTGTAGTGTTGGGAATATTAAGAGAGCCACCAGTAAGAGAGCCTGAAAATGTTCCAGTAGCTCCCGTTATGTCTCCCCGGAAATTTCCATTATTGAATTCAACGTCCCCGTTGGCTTTAATCTGCCAACCTTTAGATCCGGTAGCAAAATCCTCGCTCTGCATATAGCTTGAAGCTACAGTCATTGGTGAAGTAACTCTAGTCATGGACGAAGAAATCAAAGCCCGCACCTCATCAAGTGTCGGATATTCGTTTTTCTCTTCTAAAAATGTTTGTTTATATTCCTCCGCCATCTTTTTAAATTAGTAATATCGCTGTTCGAGTTTCAATCTTTCGGACGGGTATCTTTGCGTATAGGCTTTCTTTATTTCCTGGTATCTCTTTTCTGCCCGGTCTGCCAAGTCCCATTCCTTGAGTTCGTTAAAGACTTCCATTCTCCCTCTTTCCACAAACAGGTCGTATTCTTCGGAAGTAGCGTTTATTATGTCAGTATCAGCGGTAGAGTTCTCGATCCACGTTCCCCCCGAAGTCTGCCAGCCGTAGTTGCTGTAATAAAGAGCCGAGAAAATCTGCCCGACGTGGAGCTGTAAGTCATCAAATCTAAAGTCCGTCTCGCTTACTTTCGCCCCGTCTTTGGTCATATAGATTGCCACATAATCGCATTCGTCCTCCGTAACCGAACCCGTCTCGCTCTTTCCTGAAAAATCAAACTTGAGTAAGTTCCACCCCACGACAAAGGCGTTGCCGTCCGCTTGGGTAGTTGTAGTCATCTCATAATAGTTGGAAGCATCGTTGCCTATCCGCAGTATGAAATTGGTCAAGTTGGTCACATTCGAGGCATAGTGCCAGACGATAGCCGAACCGCCAGAAACGTAATCGGTAATATCAAATTGGTCATCGAAAACCTTGTAAATCCCTGCCGTCGTTCCCCCTGCCGCTGAAATATCGAACCGGATAGACCCTGACCCTTCGGCATAATTATCGTTATCAAGCGCCACGTTTTCCGCGTCTCCGAACAAAGTCCATGTTCCGTCCTCGTTCAAGGAATCCATATTTGAGACTTTGAGCGTGGTATCTTTTACGTCCATCGAAGCCATGATTTTACGAGCCATATCGTCATGGGAGATAGTAACTAGGTTGGTCAGTATCTCTTTCTTGCGGTCAAAAAGTTCTTCGGTAGTCCACTTGATCCGAGTATCACTATCCCGATTGAGTTGGGGCTGGAAGTCAATGAGAGCCTTGAGGTCAGTCGGGCAAGCGTAGTCATAGACGTTATCGAAAATCCTCGAAGTAAGCCCTGCCTTGCGTTTAGTGCTTTTTAGGTCAACTTCCCTGTTCACGTTGCGGACGGAGCGGTTGATGACTGTGCGGATCGAGAGATTGTTTGCGATGTCAGGAAATCTCTCCGAGTTGGCGATGTCGTCTCTGAAAGTTGTGTAAGAATAAGACATATTTATTCGTTATCGAGTAGCTTAAAATAGACGGTTATAGGAAGCAGTATCGGAAGCGAAGTAGTGCCGGAAAAGGCAAAGTCCAGGAAGAAGTTATTGTTGCCTATCTTGGTGGATGATAGTTTTATAATCCTCTCCGAATTGGAAAAGTTGGTAGAGTTTATTACTTTCAAAGCCTCGCTGTCCGAGCCGTCGTCCACATACACTTTCGGAGTAATGACAGTCGAATCCGTGACCGACCCGCCCAAAGAGAGTTTTATCATTTCGATCTGGAATCTGCGGTTTATGGGAAATACCATTGTCCTGAAAGTAGAATCTATGGAAGCCGTTGCCGAGTATTTTTCAAGCTGTTTCTCGCTATCCGAGCCTACGCCCAAGATAAGTTTGTTTGACTGGATGGCTTTTAATGCGGTAATTCTGGCGTTGGCTCCGGTAGCAGTCGAGCGAACCACGTTATGCAGCCCCATTCCAAGATTGCTGGTAGAGCCGTAAGAGAAAACCGAAGCCGTGCTTTCGGGATAGGTTGTGCTTCCTCCCCAGTATATTTTCCCCTTCTCCGAATCGACCGCCCCTTGAAATGGCGGCGGGCAATCGTCCACCGAGCATACCTCCTTAAAATATCCGTTACCCAAATAAATTCTTACCCTGTGACTGGTGAGGTTTCCGCTCCAAACGTAGAGATTGCCGTTTATATTGCGGATAGCGGTAACGAGCGGATCTCCGAGCGGAACTTCATCGTAGAAAGTATCGGTGTTCGTAACCTCCCATAAAAACATTTTCGCTTCCCCTTGGATGGTCGTAGCATTAGCCGAGCCTTGTATGCACCCAACCGCTATATCTTTGCCAAAATTACCAATGCAAGTCGGGTAATATCCATAAGGAAAATCAATCACGTTGAAAGCCGAGCCGTCATTGGTGCCGGTAGCGTTAGTAATAATCCTATGCAAAACCCCCTTCCCGCTTACCACGTCCCCCACATATACCGAGTTGTCGGAATGGGAGAACATCGGATGGTTGGGGATGGAAGTGCCGGAAATAGAGGGGTAGGTAGTATTAGTAAGGGCCGTAAGCGAGCCAAGCGTCGCACCTGTCCAGGCGTTATTGGTAAGACTTGGAGTGCCTGATAATTGTCCGTATCTTGCTATATCGGTCGGCGTTGCCAGGTAGATATAGTCGTTGTAATATACTGCTCCGTTCCCTGCTCCGCTAGTTGGAAGCGTCAAGGAAGCCTCGCTATAATTTGCGTCATATTTTATGAAGTCGGCCGAAGAATAGACGTAAGTGTCGGCGGTCTTAGGGTTCGTGATGATCCATTTAGGATATCCGGTTAAATCCGCAAACTTCTCATACCCTACCGGCACGATTGCCCCTGATGATTTCGTCTGTCCTATCGCGTAATCCGGGTCTATTCCCAAAGAGACGTTAAAAGCACCCCTACTCCCTAGGTAGTAGCTCTCACTCCATCCTCCTAAAACGCTATCTATTGTGATTGGTTTCTGTGCCATATATTAAATTAAAAGAATTGAAAGAAGTTAAGCGGCGAGGACTGCGAAAATAGTAGGAACAGATGAAGAAGTGATTTGCGACCACGCACCTGGGTCTGGATAATACTGCATCTTACCAGAAGATGTATAATGAGTAGATTCTATCCAAGACGAAGCCGTTATGCCCAGCAAAGTACATACCCTAGCCTTTGTTTCAGTCTCGCTTGCTACACCAAGCCTAGCTAATCCCCCTCCGTAAAACCCGTTAAGAACATATAGATTCCCATATTGCACATATTTCAGATAAGTATTCTCGTCAGGGTCTTGCGCTGTTTGCTGCTCTCCCAATATGGGGGCTGCTCCACCCTCTTCTTTGATGAGAGTTGGTATATTTCCGAGTGTGTTTCTATTTCTAAAAAAGTTCATTGATATTAAGCTATCTTGTTAACGAATCCGCTTATGGTAATCACGTTGGCAGTAGCGGCGAAAGCCTTGACTGTAAGAGGGGTGGCATTTCCTTTCAATATCAAACCTGGGACTACCAAGAACAAACCCTCTTTGAAAGGAACGGTTACTACGATATTTTGGTCAGGAGCGGTTGCCCCTCCGAATTCAATCGTGAGAACCACGTCAGCGGTATGAGAATTAAAAGCATAGAGCCAGATTTCTTCTAGGTCGGTTGCGGTTGTTGAACAGGTATGGATAGTCGTTCCTGCCGTTGCGGTAGCTACTACCTTTATTCCTTGTCCGTCGGTAGAGCCGGAGAGGATTGTCTTTGAGAATGTTGCCATAGTTTATGAGAATATTTGATTAGATAAAATCGTTTGAGAATCATTTTTTGTGGCATAAGAGCTATCTTTCAAAGCCTTAGCGGTTGCGAATTTAGCGTCATCTGTCCCTGTGTCGAGTTCTGCTCCTGTGGCTTTGGTGTTGGAGGTTGCCCCGTCTGCTACGTTTAAGATTGTCCTAACTTCTGAAGCTGAAAGAGCCGTTATCGCCCCGCCTGTTTTTCTTCCTACGATAGTTTGTTCTCCGACTGTCAGAGCTGCGGG